GCTATCCGTACGCGCGCCTCGAGGGCGAGCACCTGACTTATGCCAAAGCCGCGTGGAAGCCGGCAGCGGACGCTAAGGAATGGCCGCGTGCGCGGCTCTGGTCTGGGCTCGCGTGCGAAAACGTGACGCAGGCCACTGCGCATGACATTCTACGGGCGGCGCTGCGGCAGGTGCCGGATGTTGTGCTGCATGTCCACGATGAAATCGTCGTTGAGACAGCCGACCCGGACCGTGCGAAGGTAGAGCTTGAGCGTATGATGACGACCCCACCAGCGTGGGCCGAAGGATTGCCGCTGGCCGTTGAGGCCAAGGTGATGGAGAGGTATGGGAAATAAAAACGCCCGCGGGCAAGGCGGGCGCTAACTACGGAGAAAACATGAACTTCACGGATTATCTCACATCGTTGGCTGCCGAGGGCGAAACCGTACTATTTGTGCGACAGAAGCCTCGCAAAGGCGGTGACGGGCAACTGCAATACCACGCCGACGGGGCGCTGAAGGCGTCATGGCCCGCGTACCTGCCTGAGCGGGCGCATACGTCTGAGGGCGCGTGGTACTGCAACACCGGCAGCTTCATCATTGACCGCTTCACCGACGGCAAGCCGTCTGCCGGCGCTGCGTGCTGCGAGTACGTGATCTGCATGGTGCTCGATGACGTCGGGACCGATAAAGCCCCGAAGGCGTCGCCCGTGCCGCCGACGTGGGTGATGGAAACGTCCGAGGGCTGCTACCAGTGGGGTTACGCCTTCAGCGAACAGCCGACCAAGGGCGCGTACAGCGCCGCCATCCGCGCGATCACTCAAGCCGGCTATGGCGATACCGGCGCGGTCAATCCGGTGCGGAACTTCCGCCTGCCCGGCAGTGTCAATCTCAAGCCCAACAAGGGCGGCTTTCGCGCGCGTCTGGTCGAGTTCCACCCCGACCGCGAGTACACGCTCCCGGCGCTTTGCGCCGCGTTGGGCGTCGAGCCCGGCCCGGACGACAGCGGCGGCGTGCGCCCGATCAGGCTATCGGATGACGGGTCGGATGACGTGCTGGCGTGGCTGAGCGCGCAGGGGTTGGTCACCGAGCGCCCCAATGCTGAGGGCTGGGCAGGTGTCGTGTGCCCCAACGCCTCAGAACACAGCGACGGCTCGCCCGAAGGCCGTTATCTGGCCGCCAATCGCGCGTTCTGCTGCTATCACTCGCATTGCGACGGCTGGGACAGCGCGCGCTTCCTGTCGTGGGTAGCCGAACAGGGCGGGCCTAAGCACACGCCAGGCTTGCGCGATGAGCTGCTGGCCGCCCGCATGGCCGAGGCGATGTCGAAACTGACGCCGACCGATCAGTTCCCCGACGCTGCGGCGGCCGTGGTGGCCGAGGTCGAGCGCCGGGAGGCGGGGCGCGTTGAGCGCGAGGGTTGGTTTGAGCGGTTCGCGTACCTGCACGCCGATGACGGCTACTTTGATCTGATCGAGCGCAAACAGTATTCGCGCGGCAACTTCAACGCGATCTATCGGCATATCACTTGTTGGTCGGTGCATGCCGGGTCAAACGGCAAGAAGCGTCGGGTCGAGGCGTCAATATCGTTCGACGAAAACCGCCAGGCGATGGGCGCTCGGGTCTTGCAAGGCGTGACCTATGCGCCGGGCGAAACGGTGCTAGTCGCGAAGTCAGGCGACGTTTACGCGAACCTTTGGCGTGACGCGAGGCCGATCGTCGAGGGCGAGGCCGACGTGCGCCCGTGGCTCGATCTGGTCGAGCGCCTGCTGCCCGAGGCGTCCGAGCGCGAGTATCTGTTCGACTGGATGGCCTATAAGGTTCAACACCCCGAGGTCAAGATCAATCACGGCGTGCTGCTAGGCGGCGCGCCGGGTATCGGGAAGGACACGACCTTCGAACCGTTTCTATATGCGGTCGGCGGGCCGTCGCGCGAAAACGTCGCGCTGATCAAAAACGAGGAACTTAATTCTCAATGGGGTTACTCGCTGATGTCCGAGGTGCTAGTCATCAATGAACTACGCCAGGCTGACGCGTCCGATCGGCGCGCGCTCGAGAATCGGCTGAAGCCCTTGCTCGCTGCGCCCCCGGAACTGATACCGGTCAACCGCAAGGGCTTGCACCCGTTCGACGCGCTGAACCGGTTGAGTGTGGTCGCGTTCTCGAATGAGCGCATGGCGATCACGCTCCCGTCGGACGATCGGCGCTGGTTTGTTCTCTGGTCGGACGCGCGGCCGTTATCGAAGGTCGAGGGCGCTGCAATCTGGGACTGGCTCAAGGCCGGCGGGCGGGCTGCCGTGGCCGGTTGGTTACGCGCGAGGGACGTGCGCGCGTTCGCGCCTGGTGGCGCGCCCCCGATGACCGAGGCGAAGGCGATCATGCTATCGGCGGGCTTGTCGCTGGTTGAATCGGCGCTGGTTGAGATGATGCGAGACAAGCGCGGGGAATTCGCATTAGGCGCGATTAAAGCCCCCTGGCAGGCTCTGGTTGACCGGCTACAGGCTCAGATGCCAGCCGGGTCGAAAGCGAGCGTACACGCGCTGTTTCACGCGCTCCGCGAGGCGGGCTGGATTGACCTGGGCAGGGTCAAGGCGACCCCGAACGGATCGAAGGTTCACGTCTACGCTTCGCCCGATACGCTCGAGAGTGTCGGGGGCAACCGCGCGGAAATTAAACGTATGCTCGACAGCGCGAGCGGGTCCGGGGGTTTAAAAGTGGTGAAATAAAAAGGGCGCCGTGAGGCGCCCGTGTAGGGTTGGACGGGCGATCGGGCTAGAGTCTGAGCACGATCGCCAGAATTGCGGCCGCAAGGGCAACCAAAGCGGCCGTTACCATGCGATATTCCGCGCGATACAGTACTGATCGACCGCGTCCGGTACTGGCATGCCGGAATAAAAATAGTGAAGCACGGCCGGCCATTCGATCCGGCCGGACAGCGCCGGCGCGCGGGTTAAGAGCGCGTCCGAGAATCGCGCACCATAGTCCGCTTGGCGTTCGGCTTTGGTTTGCCCATAGTGTCGTTTCATGTCATTTTCCGATTGTGAACATGGCTGCGATCAGGCCAGGCGTGAGCGCGAGCGCACCGAGCAAAGGTGGAAGCGCGAGCGCAGCGCCGAACCCGGCTGCGAGTAGGGTCAAGGCGAAGAGGGCGCGCATTATTGGGTCTCCGCGACGGGTTCGGTCGCGCGAGCGTGCGCGCGATCAATGACCGCCTCGAATTGATCAAGCCCGACGCGATCCACGAGCCGATCGATATCGGCAAGCGCACACTCGCGGGCTTGCGCAAGGGTTAGATCGGCGGACGATATCGGCATGCCCTTGTATGCTGCGTTAACGCGTAGCAAGCGGTAACCCGATACCGGGTCCGATACGATCCACTCTTTGCGGGCTGTTTTGCTGTGCTCACGGTGAAGCGCGAATATGTGCGCGCGATGTCCGCGCGTGTATAGCAAGCGATCGTATTTTGTCGGGATGCGTTTGTCGCCAGCGCGAAGGTCGAAAACGGGTTTCGTTGCCATGATGAGATTCTCCAAGAAGGGCGCCCCGAAGGGCGCAAGGGTTGATCAGGCTGCGAGCTTGATGTCGATCACGCGCTTACGCGATCCGTGCGCCGGGAATCCGACGATCACGTCACGCTGGCGCGCGCACAATTGGCATGTCTCGCATGAGACGTCGTCTCGCTGGGTGGCCGGGCAGACGACTACGCGACGACCGGCTGGTGTGCGCGTGTTTTCCGTAGTCGTGGACGGGATAACGCAAACGACCGGACCGGCGCCGGTATCGGCGAGCGTATCCGCATCGGCGAGATCGTTCGCGGATAGGTTGATTGTGAAGCCCCATTCATTAGCAGTTTTGATCCAATTAAGGGATGACGCGTCGCGATAGTGCGAGTACGTGAATCCGCGACGACCCCGGTTCGCTGCGACCAATTGCCCCAACGCGACCGGGTCAATCGTGTGACCGTCTCCGGGTAAATCGCCCGCTTGATTGTGGCGCCACAATTGCCCATCGGGTAGCTGCGCGATCTGATCGACGAAGGTTTGCCAATCAGTACCACGCGCGCCCGATGAGACGGCGGACCAATGAAGCGCGAGCGGGCCCGATGCGGCATAGCACGCGTCGCGCATACCGCAACTAGTTGGGCACGTCGCGCGCGCCGTGGTTGATACGGGAATCGGACCGGTTTTCGCGTTAGCTGATTTCGGGGATAGGTGGACGGTGTAGGACATGTCATGTGCTCCTCAGTTGATGCGCGCCCGTAGGCGCGCGGGTTAGGTTTAGATGATCCAGTCTGCGCTGCGGGTTAGACCGTAGGACGCGGCGATCGCCGCGATGTCGCGCTTCTGCGAATCGCGCAGAGCTGCGCGATGAAGCGCGGACAGGCAGCGCGCGGCGTAGTCGCCACCTAGATTTGGCAGGCGCGCGATCGCGGTTAAGACTTCGCGCTTTTGGGTTTTGTTTAGGTTCAGCATGACAGTGTGCTCCTCAGTTGCGCGCCGCGATGCGCAGCGCATGACCGACACTTTGCCACATAATTTATAGCATTGCAACCCTCTTTTTGCATGACCCATTGACCTTTGCGACAAATCTTAGGGCAGATAACCCTATCGCGCGCATAGGTATCCCATTTGGGTAGGGTCATGGGTTATTGGCGTGCGCCTGGTTTCATAGGGGAATGGGTCTTATGGGTCATCTTTTACTTTGATACTGTTTAAATGGTTAAAATACTGTATGGATATACAGTAGTAGAAATATGGCGCGTTGACGGTACGCGCGCAGAAACGTGGCGCCAAAAAAAATGGGGTGACCCATTGACCCATTTGACCCATAAACCCCGACTTTCGCCCATTTTCCAGAACCAATTTCCGGTTCAAATGGTCATGACCCATTTGACCCATTGACCTAACCGCATGCGGTTAAACGCAAGCCCGCGACCTTGATGGCCATGACCCATTTGACCCATTGGCCGCACGCCTGGCGGGCTGGCGCGGCCGGTAGCCGATAGCCTGTGTCGATCGAAGCCGGTCGGCTGATAGCCCCCGGTAAGGGCCGGCGGCTGGCCCGGTCAAAAACGGACCCCTCGCAAAAACTTTTTTATTTGTCAGTCCACGCCACACAATTTGTATCAGTGCAAAAAATTTTTTATTGCAGTAAAATAAACACACCACACAATCTGTTGCACCACCTAAATGACTTTCCAGTCACTTCCGCTCACGGCGCGTACGTTGGTCGCCACCGAGGCGCGTCTGCAGCGCATCTACGACGCTGCCAAGTTAGGTTTGAAAGGCGACGCGCTGGCGCTAGCGGCAGGGATGCTGCCCACCGAGTTCCGGCGTCTGTGTCAGATGGACCCCATCGCTGAGATGGCAGAACAGAAGGGGCGCGCTGACGCGGAGAAAGAGTTAGCGGCTGTTATGATGAACGCGGCGTTGGCCGGCGACACCAAAGCGGCGCTTGAGGTGCTAAAGCATCGGCACGATTGGCAGGCCGCGCAAAAAATCCAATTGGATATTGCGCAACAAATCAGCGTCATTAGCGCGCTAGAACAGGCAGAGCAGCGCGTCATTGACGTGCAAGTAAAGGAGTTGTCGCATGGACCTTCAGAACATGCTGCGCTTTCAACTAATGGGATCGTCAGCCGGATACCGTCCGGTTAACCAACTATCCCCAGAACTAATGGCCGACATGCCGTCTATGCTGATGGCGCGCTTGGGAGCGGATTTACCAAACCGGTTTCGCGCTGGGCTAAGCGGCACAATAATTCAATTGCCTGATGGGCGCGTTATTCGTTTACCTGGCCCTGCGGACATAGGGTATTCCGCGCCGTTTATGGGAGGCGATATTGACGCTAACTATTCGTATGGGCCTAATAATCAACAGCGCGGCATGGTAACGTACCGGCGGCAATTCTAATGCAACAGCCAATCTACAGCGCATCTGACGAACAGACCCTGATGGTGCGGCTCTGGCAGCCGCGCATCAAAGACGACCCAGAAGCGTTTGTGTTGTTTGCGTTTCCGTGGGGCCAGAAGGGCACGCCACTGGAGCATTACACTGGCCCGCGCAAATGGCAGCGGAACATCCTGCGGCAAATCGCCCAGCACATCAAAGACAACGGCGGGCGCTTGGATTACAACGTCTTCCGGCTGGCGGTGGCTTCTGGCCGTGGGATCGGTAAGTCGGCGTTAGTGTCCTGGCTAATACTGTGGATGCTGTCCACGCGAATTGGCTCGACGACAATCGTGTCGGCTAACAGCGAGGCGCAGCTCCGCAGCATTACTTGGTCTGAGATTACCAAGTGGCTGGCGATGATGATCAACAGCCATTGGTTTGAGATTAGCGCGACGCGTGTGACGCCTGCAAAATGGCTGGCTGAGATTGTTGAGCGGGACTTGAAGAAAGGCACGCGTTTTTGGTCGGTCGAGGGGCGGCTGTGGTCAGAAGAAAACCCCGACGCTTACGCCGGTTTGCATAACAGCGACGGCGTGCTGCTGATCTTTGATGAGGCGTCAGGTATTCCAGACCCGATCTGGGACGTGGCGCAGGGGTTCTTTACAGAAAACACACCGCACCGGTTCTGGTGCGCGTTTAGCAACCCCCGGCGCAACCAAGGCTACTTCTTTGAGTGTTTCAATAGCAAGCGCGACTTTTGGGTGACAGAAAACATCGACGCCCGTGACGTAGAAGGCACCGACAAGCAGATATACGAGCAGATCATCGCGGAGTACGGCGAGGATTCTATACAGGCCAAGGTCGAGGTGTTTGGTGAGTTTCCGAGCGCGGGCGACGACCAATTCATCGGCCCCAGCCTGGTGGACGCTGCCTTTGGCCGCGCTAAGCACAAAGACGAAACAGCACCGATTGTGATTGGGATTGATCCTGCCAGGTCAGGCGGTGACTCGACAGTCATTGCAGTTAGGCAGGGGCGGGATATCATCGCAATCAAGCGGTATCGGGGCGATGACACAATGACGACCGTAGGCCACGTCATCGACGCGATTGAGGAGTACAAGCCCACGCTAACGGTGATTGACGAAGGTGGGCTGGGCTATGGCATACTTGACCGACTGGTAGAACAGCGGTATAAGGTGCGTGGGGTAAACTTTGGCTGGAAAGCCAAAAACCAGATTATGTGGGGCAACAAGCGCGCAGAGATGTGGGGGCTGATGCGAGACTGGCTGAAGAACGCCAGCATCACACCAGACCGGCAGCTCAAAGCGGACCTGACCGGCCCCAAGACCAAGCCGGACTCAAGCGGTACGATCTTCTTGGAGAGCAAGAAGGACATGAAGGCTAGAGGACTTGCCTCACCCGACGCGGCAGACGCAATCGCCGTGACGTTCGCCTATCCGGTTGCCAGCCGCGAGCCTCGCGTCACCACCATTCGTCGGACCTACTCTGACCGCTCATTGGGCGCGACAAGCTGGATGGGGGCGTGATGGCTACGAAATCAGTCAGCCTGGCAGTCGGACGCGGCGAGAAGCGCCCTACAAGCCAAGGCGCTGGCCTGACCGCTAAAGGGCGCGAGAAGTACAACCGCGCAACGGGCAGCAACCTGAAAGCGCCTGCGCCTAACCCGAAGACAGAAGCAGACAAGGGCCGTAAGGCGTCGTTCTGTGCCAGGATGGGCGCAGTGGCCGCCAAGGCCAAAGACGGCGAGCGCGCTAAAGCGTCACTCAAACGATGGAAGTGCTGACATGAAGACTTGCTTTAAGTGCAAGACCAGCAAGCCGTTTGACTTGTACTTTAAGCACGCGCAGACAACAGACGGCTATCATAGTTGGTGCAAAGAATGCTGCACGGCAGGCAATGAGCGGTCTAGAGCTAAGCAAAATTCCACAATTGAAGGCCGCGCAAGAGTGTTTTTGCAAAATGCCCGAAAAAGTGCTACCAAACGAAAGCAAATTTTTGCTTTGACTGTTGCCGACATTGTCGAATGTTGGCACACCCAATGGGGTGTATGTGCGTACAGCGGACGTCAAATGACGCTTGAAGCGGGGCATTTGCATACGGTTTCCATAGAACGTATTGATAGTTCCGTTGGTTACACGCCAGAAAACACAATTTTGGTGTGCCAAGCAATAAATCGCATGAAATCAGACTTTGCGTACGAAGATTTTTACGCGCTGTGCCGAGATGTTGCACAATTTCTTGGTGACGATAGACTAGAGCTTGCGGTTGGAGCGCACAAATGAAAAAACCAGGCAGCCCCGGTCTTTATGCTGCAATTCACGCCAAACAAGAGCGCATCAAAGCCGGTTCTGGCGAGAAGATGCGAAAGCCAGGCTCACCCGGTGCGCCCACGGCCAAAGCCTTTCGTGAGTCGGCTAAAACAGCTAAAAAGAGGTAGACATGCCCCTCGTCAAGTCACCCAGCAAAGCCGCTTTTCGTAAGAACATCTCTGCGGAAATAAAAAGCGGCAAAAAACCGGCGCAAGCCGCTGCAATCGCGTACGCAACCCAGCGTGCGGCAGCCAAACCAATGAAAAAGAAGTAATGGCCTACGATTCAACAGGCATGGCCGGCGCTGCTGAAGTTGCAGACGTAGGCGGCTACGAAGGCGACGCGCCCGACAAAACAAACGGGCATCGGCTGTCGCAGATGCGCGACCGGTTCAAAACCGCTGTCAGCGCGTACAGCGACACCCGCGAAGACCAGTTGGACGATCTGCGGTTTATGGCCGGATCGCCTGACAACCACTATCAGTGGCCGGCAGACGTGCTGTCAGTGCGCGGGTCGGTGCAAGGGCAGACGATCAACGCTCGGCCATGCCTGACGATCAACAAGCTGCCGCAGCACGTGCGCCAGGTGACGAACGAGCAACGGCAAAACAGACCGTCGCCCAACGTCATCCCTGCCGACGACAAGGCAGACATTGAGGTGGCTGAGATTTTTGACGGCATGATCCGTCATATTGAGTACATCTCAAATGCGGACGTGGCCTACGACACCGCCTGCGACAATCAGGTGACGTTTGGTGAGGGCTACATTCGGATTCTGACCGAATACTGTGACGAAACGAGCTTTGATCAAGATATCAAGATCGGGCGCGTGCGAAACAGCTTTTCGGTCTACATGGACCCGACAATCCAAGACCCGTGCGGTGCGGATGCTGAGTGGTGCTTCATCACCGAAGACATCCTGAAGTCCGATTACGAGCGGCTGTACCCGAACGCTATGCCGGTTAGCTCGATCATGACGCAAGGCGTGGGCGACCAGTCACTGTCGCAGTGGCTGGGCGAGATGACGGTAAGGATTGCAGAGTATTTCTACTGCGACTACAAGCCCGCAACGCTCAACCTGTACCCGGACGGCACCACGACGTTCCAAGGCACCCCGCAGGATAAAATGATGCGTCAGATGGGCCTAAAGCCCTCCAGGCAGCGCAAAGTCCAGCGTAAGAGCATCAAATGGTGCAAAACGAACGGGTACGAGATGATCGAAGAACGCGAATGGGCGGGGTCGTATATCCCCGTCATTCGCGTGATTGGCAATGAATGGAACATTGAAGGCCAGCTTGAGATTTCAGGATTGGTCAGAAACGCCAAAGACGCCCAGCGGATGTACAACTACTGGGTAAGCCAAGAAGCGGAAATGCTGGCGCTAGCGCCTAAAGCACCGTTTATCGGCTACGGCGGTCAGTTTGAGGGCTACGAAGAAAAGTGGAAGACCGCTAACACGACGAATTACCCGTATTTAGAGGTCAATCCCGACGTCACCGACGGCGCGGGCAACATCCTGCCGTTACCGCAGCGCGCCCAGCCGCCGATGGCCCAAACAGGGCTAATTCAGGCGAAAATGGGGGCGTCTGAGGACATCAAAGCGGCGACCGGGCAGTACAACGCAAGCCTTGGTATGACGTCCAACGAGCGGTCTGGACGGGCTATTTTGGCTCGCCAACGTGAGGGCGATGTTGGTACTTACCACTACGTTGACAACTACGCCCGTGCGATTCGGTACGTAGGCCGTCAACTGGTCGATCTGATCCCAAAAATCTACGATACACCTCGGATTGCGCGGATTATTCAGGTTGACGGCAACTCTGACATGGTGCGGCTTGACCCCAATCAGCCAGAACCCGTGCGGAAGATGGTCAACGAAGCCGGTGTGGTGGTGCAGAAGATTTACAACCCCGGCGTTGGTAAGTACGACGTCAAAGTGACGGTTGGCCCAAGCTATCTGACCAAGCGTCAGGAGTCGATGGACGCGATGAGCCAGATTCTGCAAGGCAACCCCGCTTTGTGGGCTGCGGCAGGCGATCTGTTTGTGAAAAACATGGATTGGCCTGGTGCTCAAGAACTGGCCGAGCGTCTGAAGAAGATGATCGACCCGAAACTGCTGCAGGACGAGGACGATCCTGCGCTACAGGCGGCCAATCAGCAGAGTCAGGCGATGCAGGCGCAGA